TGCACATATTTTCGTGTGAAACTCTAAATAATACGACAGAACATCATGAGGTAAACCATGGCAGATTACAAAGGCATGCACTACTTAAGGCAAAAGCTGAATCGTAAGAAGTATCGCGTAGCAGAGCGATATCGTTATTACGAGATGAAGAACATTGTATTCGACTTCGGAATCAGCACTCCTCCGGAGCTGCGTCACTGGATGGGAACGCTTGGCTGGTGCGCAAAGGCGGTTGATAGCCTTGCAGACAGGTTGCTATTCAGAGAATTTGCGAATGATATCTATAACATGAATGATGTGTTCGAACAGAACCAGAAGGATATCTTCGTCGATTCGGCTATTCTCGGAGCGTTGATTAGTTCGTGCGATTTCATCTTCATTACAACGGATGAAGACGGTTTTCCGAGATTCAAGGTGATTGATGGATCTCACGCGACAGGCATTATCGATCCGGTCACGAATATGCTGAAGGAAGGTTATGCGGTTCTTGAATGGAACGAATACGACAAGCCGATTATGGAAGCGTATTTAGTTCCTGGAACCACGCAGATCTATCAGCACGGAGAACTGGTCGAACAGATTGACACAGGAATGGATTATCCGCTTCTGGTTCCAATTATCAACAGACCTGATGCTGTCAGACCGTTCGGACATTCAAGGATTTCAAGGGCGTGTATGTCTCACGTTTCGGCTGCGGTTAGGACCGCGAAGCGTTCAGAGGTCGCATCGGAATTCTATTCGTTCCCGCAGAGGTACATTCTCGGAATGGAAAACAGCGCGGAGCGCATGGATAAGTGGAAGGTGACAATGTCCACGTTGCTCCGGATCGACAAGGATTCGGACGGCGATCATCCTGTTGTCGGTCAGTTTAACCAGCAGAGCATGACTCCGCACATTGAACAGCTTCGGATGTTTGCGGGGTTATTCGCTGGAGAAACCGGGCTTACGCTTGATGATTTAGGTTTTCCGAGTGTTAATCCGTCGAGTGCTGAAGCGATTAAGTCAAGTCATGAGACATTGAGACTGACAGCTCGCAAAGCGCAACGTGATTTCAGTGTCGGTCTGAAGAACGCAGGCTTCCTTGCTGTATGTCTTCGTGACCGTCGGAACTATGAACGTGTTGAGGTTGCAAACACAATAGCGAAGTGGGAGCCGATATTTGAACCTGATGCAGCGATGCTTTCACAGATTGGCGATGGCGTTATCAAGATCAATCAGGCGGTGCCTGGCTTCTTCGATGCTGAAAGTCTTCGTGACATGACAGGAATCACTCCGTCGGAGTTTGCCGGTGATACGGTCGATGATAGTGTCCTTCTTGAAGGTATAACCTTATGACAATAGATGAGATTTTGAAAGTTCTCGCTGATGAATACGATACATCGATTAGAGATGATAAATCGCTTATCGCATTAGCCAATAAAGCACGGAAGGGAAACGCAACATATGCGGATTCAGATAAGTTTGCCGTGAAAATTGGCGAAAAAGTCACGAAAGCATTTGATAAAGCGATAACAAGCGCGGACCTTCCGGACGGAGTAATCACAGCGGAAGTTGCGCAAGCCGTTATTCCGAAACTGACAGACGTATCGGAGAAATCTGTTGGTTCTTATGCGAGAATGGTTCAGGAAGCAACGAACAAGCGCGGCAATGTCGGCTTGAAGGCATTGAGTCATGTTCATAATCAAAGCCGTGTCGATGGTATTGTGGAGTATGCTTCAGATCGGGTTTATGAGGACATAAAGGACAAACTCGGTCAGACTTTTGTTAATTATTCGCAGTCAATATCGACAGGAACACTCCAGGAGAATGTAAAAGCGCAAGATGCGCTCGGACTTGAACCGATTGTAGAACGTATTTATGACGGTGTCGGTCTTCATGATGGCAAAACTCCGTGCGAGTGGTGCATTGCTCGTGAAGGCACTTGGCGATATGGCGATGCAATCGCAAACGGTGTCTTTCAACGACATGACGGTTGCGGATGCACTATTAGTTAAAGACATCGCATAGTGTGGTGTTTTTAATAGATTCACAGGAGGAATCACAATGGAGACACGGAAGGGACGACAATCCCCGACAGTGTCCGTGATTCTGCCTTACACTGAAACACGAGGAGAAGAAGCGGTTCAGCTTTACGACCGAACCGAACACAGTGTCATTCCGTGGCAAGTATCTTCGTTGTATGACATCATGGCAATCGACGATGAAGGGTTATGGGTTCATCAAAAGATTGGTTATGCTGTCGCACGGCGTAACGGTAAGAGCGAGAGCGTTCTTATGCGTTGTCTATGGGGTCTTGAAAACGGTGAGCGTATTCTTTATACCGCGCACAGAGCAACAACGGCTCACGCGGTTTGGGAGCGTCTCGGACGTATGTGTGACAAGGTCGGTCTTGAGATTGAATCCAATATCAAGGCATTTGGGAAGGAGCACATTTATGTAACAGACGGCGGTGTTATCGAGTTCAGAACCAGAACGTCAACAGGCGCACTCGGCGAAGGCTACGATCTTCTGATTATCGACGAAGCACAGGAGTACACTCCGGAGCAAGAAACTGCACTCAAATATGTTGTTACGGATTCCGAAAATCCACAGACGATTATGCTCGGAACTCCTCCGACAGCAATTAGTGCAGGAACGGTTTTCCCGAAGTTCCGTGAACGTGTTTTGCGGGGCGATTCTTACGCTTCAGGATGGTTTGAATGGTCAGTTGATAAGATAACCGATCCGAACGATGTCGATGCCTGGTATGAAACTAATCCGTCATTAGGGTATTTTCTAAAAGAGCGGACGATTCGTTCAGAGATTGGCGATGATGAAATTGATTTCAACATTCAGCGTCTTGGCCATTGGCTGAAGTACAATCAGCGGAGTGCGATTTCACGAAATGAGTGGGATGCGCTTCGGGTCGATAAGCTTCCGGAGCTGAAGAGCAAGTTATACTGCGGTGTCAAGTTCGGGAAGGATGGCATCAATACGTCACTGTCGATTGCAGCGAAAACTGACAAGGGCGTATTCATCGAAACGATTGACTGCAGACCATCTCGAACAGGCGTTGCGTGGCTGGTTGACTTCATTACGAAGTCCGATGTTGCGAGCGTGGCGATTGACGGTGCAAACGGCGCGACGATTCTTGTCGATGCGCTGAAACAAACCGGATTCAAAAAAGCGTCTATCGTAAAGACAGGCGAATTCGTCACGGCAAACGCATTATTTGAACAGGCGATTGCGACAGGCTCCGTCTTCCACATGGAACAGCCTGCGGTTGACCAGATTATCAATCACTGCGATAAGCGGACGATCGGAAGCAACGGCGGATTCGGTTATCAGTCGCAGTTGAACGGCGCGGATATCTCGATTCTCGATAGCATCATACTTGCGCATTATCACGCAAATGAAAGTAAGGCAGAACACAAACAAACAGTAAGTTACTAAACAGGCACGGCGTAGGTCGTGCTTTTTTAGTGCAAAAAATGCACGGACACTACCCGGACAGAAGTAGGAGGTACAAAAAAATGTCAGAATTCAAAGCAATCGAAACACAGGAACAGCTTGACGCGATTATTGGTGAGCGCATCAGACGTGCAGAGTCAAAGGCGGCTGAAAAATACGCTGATTATGATTCGATAAAGCATCAGAACGATGAACTCACAGCACAGATCGCCGATCTGACAAAACAGATCAAGGCAAAAGATGAAGCAATCTCCGGCAATAAAGAGATTGTGGATAATCTCAACGCAAAAATCAAAGACTACGAGACGCGCTCGGTTAAAACGCGCATAGCGCATGAGGTTGGCTTGCCTTATCAATTAGCAGACAAATTATCAGGTGAAGATGAAGATGCTATTCGCGAAGATGCAAAGAAAATGGCATCGTTCATCAAGACGCCAGCAGCTCCGATCGGAAGCGTAGAACCGACACACGAAGACAGTGATCCGGTCAAATCCGATATGGCAGCTCTGGCAAAACAATTACAGGAGGTTTTCTAACATGGCAACAATTAACGCAGGAACAAATTTCCCGTCCACAGTAGTTACTCAGATGTTTGACGCAGTGCGCGGTCATTCCGCACTCGCAAAACTTTCAAATCAGACTCCGATCCCGTTCAACGGCGTTACAGAGTTCGTATTCAACGCGGCTGGCGAAGCTGCTCTGGTTGGCGAAGGCGCAGCAAAGCCTGCTGGCGATGCAACAGTTACCGCAAAGGTCATTAAGCCTGTCAAGTTCGTGTATCAGCAGAGAGTATCTGATGAGTTCATGAAGGCTGGTGACGAAGTTCGTCTTCAGTATCTGACAGCTTTTGCAGAAGGCTTCGGAAAGAAGATCGCTCGTGGTCTTGATATCGCGGCTATTCATGGTATTGATCCCGCTTCAAAAGCTCCGGCTTCCTTCAAGGCGACAAACAGCTTTGACGGTCTTGTAACTAACATCGTTGCTTATTCAGCAGCTAATATCGATGCCAACATTGATTCCGCTATTCAGGCAATCACTGACGGTGAGGTCACTGGCCTTGCTCTGTCTCCGACAGCTGGTGCTGCTCTTGCAGCGATCAAGGTTAATGGTGTTCCGCAGTATCCGGAATATCGTTTCGGACAGAACCCGGATGCGTTCTATGGCATGGGATCTGATGTCAACAGCACAGTCTCTGTTCAGGAGAGTGGCGGATCTACTACTGACCACGCTCTTGTTGGTGATTTCCAGGGCGCGTTCAAGTGGGGCTATGCGACGAACATTCCGCTTGAGGTCATTCTTTATGGTGATCCGGACGGTGCTGGACGCGATCTGAAACGTTACAACGAAGTTTGCCTCCGCGCCGAAGCTTACATCGGATGGGGCATCCTTGATAAAGACGCTTTCGGTCTTGTACAGGCGTAATCATCATGAAGTACAGGAACAAAAACACTGGCGTCATTATTGACGTTAATAGCGAAATGAAAGGTGCGTGGGAGCCGGTTGAAAAAGCTCCCGCGCCGGTTAAAAAGCAGGCAACTACTAAAAAAACCGGAGGCAAGAAAAAATGAGTGATTTTGCAACGCTTGCAGACGTGATCGCGATTGAAGGTGTCACGTACACAACAGAACAACAGGAACGAATCGAAACTCTACTCCCGCTTGTCTCGGACCTTATCAGGACAGCCGGGGCGGGTGTCGGAATGAATATCGACGAAGAGGTTACGAGCGATCCGGCATACGCGAGCGTTGTCAAAATGGTCACTTGCGACGTTGTGGGTCGTGTCATGCGACAGAGCACAACAGGAGATCCGATGACGCAAGAATCACAGTCCGCTCTGGGTTACAGTTGGTCAGGTACCTACGCGATACCGGGTGGCGGAGTAACGATGTCATTGATGAGGAACGAACTCAAGATACTTGGAATCAGACGACAGCAATATGGAGTTATGGAAACATGGGGTCGATAAAAGGAATCACGGTTACATTATACGAACAAACGCAAACTGGAACCGATGCGTTCAATGATCCGATATACACCGAAACTGCGATCAATGTTGACAATGTGCTTGTGTATCCGTCAACGCAGACGGAGATCCTTGAAACGGTCAACTTATACGGTCGCAAAGCTGTTTATACGCTTGGTATTCCAAAGGGTGACACTCACAACTGGGAAAACCGCCGGATTGACTTCTTTGGTCAGTCCTGGCGGTCTTTTGGTATTCCGAGTCAGGGCATCGAAGACATGATTCCGCTTGATTGGAACATGAAAGTCACGGTGGAGAGATATGAATAGCGTTCGATTCGAATTAGATATCGGTGGTCTTGATGAATTGATGCAGTCCGGACCGATGACGGCGCAGATTGAGCAAGCGGCTCGCATGGTTGCGGGTTCAGCTGGCGATGGGTTTGAGTCAGAGGTTCATCTGGGTGATTATACCGCGATAGGAACGGTCACACCTGCCACGACAGAAGCATTTCTTGAGAACGAAGAAGATAACTACTTATTGAAGGCTCTTTATTCGGTTGGTTTGCACGAGAACAAAGGCGGTTAAACATGATTGAAACAACACTAATTCAGTATTTGAACGATAGCGAAACGCTTGGCGTACCAGTTTATGCACAGCGTCCAGAGAATCCGCCAGCGAAGTATGTCTTAATCGACAAGACAGGGTCAAGCAATCGAAACCGTATCACGACATCGACATTCGCGATTCAATCCTATGCGGACAGGCTTCTTGAAGCAGCCGAATTGAACGAAACGCTCAAAGAGGTCATGGAAGACTTTGCAGCGGAAGATGAGATCGGTCGCGTCAATCTTGTCTCGGATTACAATTTCACGAGTACACAGGCGAAGCAGTACAGATATCAGGCTGTCTTCGCCATTACTCATTATTAGGAGGTTTTATATGGCAACAGTATCAAATGTATCGGTCGGAAAACCGAAAGTGTCCGGTGCAATTTTCCGCGCTCCGCTTGGCACGACACTTCCGACTGATTCTAGCACAACTCTCGATGCAGCCTTCGTTCAGTTAGGCTATGTATCGGAAGACGGTCTTACAAATACGAACAGCCCCGAATCTGACAAGATCAAAGCATGGGGTGGCGATACAGTTTTAGTTGTTCAGACAGAAAAAGCTGATACATTCCAGTTGACGCTTATTGAGTCTCTGAACTCTGACGTTCTGAAGGCTGTTTACGGCTCGACAAATGTTACCGGAACACTGGCAACAGGGCTGTCTATCGAAGCGAACTCTGAAGAAGCAGAAGAAGCTTCATGGGTTATCGATATGATTCTTCGTAACGGTGTTGCGAAGCGTATCGTTATTCCGGATGCACAGATCAGTGAAGTCGGCGATATTGTCTACAAAGACGATGAAGCAATCGGTTATGAAATTACAATCGATGCTATGCCTGATGCTTCTGGAAATACTCATTACGAGTACATCAAATCTGCATAACTTAATCATCAAAGGAGGGCCTTATGAAATCAGGAAAATTACAAAATGGGTTCAAGTTTAAGGTCGATGAAGCGTCTCTTGATGATATGGAATTGCTGGAAGACTTGGCGGAGATAGATAAGGGTAATATTCTCAAATACCCTTCAGCGATTGAGCGTATTCTCGGAAAAGAGCAGAAGGCGAAACTGTACGACAAGATTCGAGATCCAGAGACAGGCAAGGTAACCGCTACGGCTACTTCTGAAGCATTGACGGAGATCATCGAGGTCTTGAACTCGCAGACAGAGGACGCAGGAAAAAACTCCTGAACCTCGCACACGTTGTCGCACATTACAAAAATGAAATGATATGCGACCTCGCAGAAGTTTATCACATTTACGATTGGCGCGGGATGTCGGTCAAGATGATTGGCATCCTCGTAGCCGGTCTTGATTACAATTCAAGGGTTGAACGTGCGAAACGTGGCGAGGACTTCCCTCTTGAGACATTGTTCCTGGCATCGGCGAATGATTCAATCAATGCGATTTTGTACGGTCTGTTCATGAAGAAGGGTGACAGACCGATATCGTTCGTTGACAAGCTGCTTAAGGAACAGAAACGCGACAAAGATATCAAGATTTTCAGATCGGGCGAAGATTTCATGAAAGCTCGTGCGAAGATCATAAAGGATAATAAAGATGGCTAATCTTGGAACAGCTTATGTTCAAATAGTTCCCGAAGCAACAGGCATATCGGGCAAAATAACAAGAGCAATCAATCCGGAGGCAACTGCTGCCGGTGCCGTAGCTGGTACTTCGGTTGCAAGAAGTCTCGGTTCAAAGTTATCGAGCGTTGGCGGTAGCTTCATCAAAGCCGGTGCGATTGCAACAGCGGTGTCGGTTCCGATTATCGCAGGCATCCATAAGGCGATGGACGCTTATATGATTCAGAGCGCAGCTGAAACGAAGCTGACAGAGATCTATCGTACACGAATGGGTGTTACACAGCAAGCAGCGCAAGCAACGATTGATTATGCAAACGCACTTCAGAAACAGGGCGTTATCGGTGATGAGGTTCTGCTATCCGGAGCGCAACAGCTTGCTACATTCGCACAATACCCCGGAACGATCAATTCACTGCTTCCTGCAATGGGTAACTTGCTCGCACAGCAGAAGGGTGTCAACGCAACTGCTCAAGATGCGACGCAGATCGGTAATCTCATGGGTAAGGTGCTGCAAGGCCAAACGGGCGCATTGAAGCGTGTCGGTATCACATTCACGGAAGCGCAGGAACAGGTTCTGAAATACGGAACTGAAGAAGAACGTGCTGCAATGCTCGCGCAAGTAATCACGGATAATGTGGGTAATATGAACGCGGTCATGGCGCAGACTCCCGAGGGTCAGATTCAGCAAATGAAAAACGCTATGGGAGATTTAGCGGAGCAGATCGGTGCGACGCTTGCGCCTGTATTGGCAGACCTGGCTAATTGGATCTCGACAAATCTGATGCCGAAACTGCA